TGAGGACATCGTAGAAGTACAGGCACTCAACAGCCTGCGACAGTTCTACACAGAAGACGCTGGTTACCAGTTGGCTCTGACGGTTGACACTGACCTGATGAACTGTGGTACTGGTTTCGGTGACGGAACTCTTGACCTCGCTGCTCCTACTGGTGCAGATTGGGTTAACAGTAACAGCTACTACTTTAACGCTGCTACTGGCCTGAGCGCCTTTGCTGCTGGTACTGTAGCTACTGGTGACAACTTCACCGACGTAGGTTTCCGTGAGGCTATCAAGCTTCTGGATGACGCCAACGTACCAATGGAAGATCGTTGCTTGATCATCCCGCCTGCTGCTCGTAAGACAGTAATGGGAATTGAGCGTTACGTATCTAGCGACTTCCGTGATGACCGCACTGTTAAGTCTGGTCTGATTGGTAACGTCTACGGTGTTGACATTTACGTTTCTAGTAACTGTCCTACGATTGAGACTAACGTTCGTGGCGCTCTGTTCTTCCACAAGGATGCTATCATCCACGCGGAGCAGATGAATGTACGTTCGCAGACTCAGTACAAGCAAGAGTACTTGTCTACTCTGTACACCGCTGACACCCTCTATGGTGTTCAAGTGTACCGTCCTGAAGGTGGCTTAGTACTAGCTGTCTTTGACGAGTAAGGCTCCACTGGCCCCTTCGGGGGCCTTTCTTATTTCTTGTTTGTCTTAGGAGTAGCTCATGCCAATTTATAGGGGTGATGGAGGTTCAGGTGATTCGTCTACGGACGCCTATGCTTCAGAGATTGCCCAGTACGCACAAACAGCTACCGAGAAAGCAAACGAAGCTTCGGCCAGTGCAACGGCGGCTGCTAATAGCGCCTCTGCTGCTGCGGGTTCGGAGTCTGGCGTAGCCGCTGATGCTGCTGCTGCCAACCAAGCAAAGCTAGACGCACAGGCTGCACAGGCTGCTGCTGAAACCGCTGAGACAGGCGCAGAGTTAGCCGAAACAAACGCAGGCACACAAGCCACGGCTGCTGCTGGAAGCGCAACTGCTGCTGCATCCAGTGCAACCTCTGCGGCTTCGTCATCAGGTACGGCAGCTACTAGCGCATCACAGGCTGCTACGGCGGCAATCTCTGCTAGCTCTAGTGCATCATCGGCATTGTCAGCATCTTCGGCAGCTAGCTCCAGCGCAACCAATGCAGCTTCTAGCGCCACCGCTTCAGCCAATAGTGCAACTGCTGCGGCAACATCAGCAACTAACTCAGCCAACAGCGCTACTGCATCGGCAGCTAGTGCGGCTATTGCACAGGCAGCGCAGGAAGCTATTGATGGTTTGTATTTAGGCGCACAGGCGTCTGACCCAACCGTCGATTTAAATGGCGATCCTGTTACGGCGGGTGATTGGTACTTCAACACAACATCTAATGTGAGCAGAGTCTACAGCGGCTCATCTTGGTTAAATACTGCAAACGCAGGTACGGTCACTAGCGTAGGTGGCACAGGCACAGTTAATGGTGTCACGCTTACAGGCACAGTGACTTCTTCAGGTAACCTCACGTTAGGTGGAACTTTAGGAGGCATTACAGCCTCACAGCTTAACTCTCAGAACATTAGTCAGTGGACTAACGACAGTGGCTATATTACAGGCAACGAAACGATTACATTAACTGGAGCTATTACTGGCTCTGGTACAACTTCTATAGCAACAACACTGTCCACAGTTGACGGAGGCACATACTAAATGACTACTATTATTACTAAGAATGGCTCAGGTGCGCCCACAGCAGGGCAGTTAAGTGAAGGCGAGCTCGCAGTAGACTTGACTAACAAAGAGCTCTACACCAAGTCTGGATCAACTGTTATAAAGATTGGGGGAACAGGGGGCGGTGAAACAGGAACTTTTACAGACCTGACTGCAACTTCAAGCTTTACGTCACCCGGCATCGACGACAACGCTAATGCTACGGCTATCACGATTGATGCTAGTGAGAACGTGGGTATTGGTACAAACGCCCCGTCCACTAGTTTAGACATAATTAGAAACGGGGTAGAGCCTTTCCGTGTGGAGAGCACGTCAGGTAACAGGGTATCTATGCGTCTAGCTAACACTGGCGGTAATGCTTTTGTTGAAGCTATAAACTCTAACATCGTGATCCCTTCAGGAAACGTGGGCATTGACTCAACTGCTCCCGCCAGAAACCTAACAATAGGAGGCGACACGGCAGCTACTACCCACCTCCAGCTAACTAACGCAACGTCAGGTACGACTACAGGAGATGGTTTTCATATCAGCCAGTATACCTCTGGTGCTGTCCAGTTGTGGAATAAAGAAAACAGCTATGTGTCATTCGGTACAAACAACGATGAAGCCATGCGTATCGACTCCACAGGAAGCATCATAGCCAAATCAGGACACATCCAGATAGACGGTACTACTAACACAGGCCCAGCAGGTGAGCGCTGGATAGGCGGTAATGGAACCACTACTGATCTGTATCTGAATGCCGCCACAGGTGGACAGATGATCCTTGGTGTTGGGAATAGTAACGCAGCGATTATCGACTCCACAGGAAACGTGGGCATTGGTACGTCTGCACCAGTAGATCAACTCGATGTGAAAGCTTCAGGCGATGACGAAAGGCTCGTGCGTATTAGCCATCCTTCTTCGCCTACAGCGGCAGCAGGTTACTTCGGATTTACCGACACGGGGTTAGGTGCTAACACAGGAGTCGCCCTCGGGGTTCAATACGCTGGGGGCTACTATGATGCTCTCACCATTGATAGAGAAACCCGAAACGTGGGCATTGGTACTACCAATCCTACCGCTAAAATGGTAGTAGAGGTAGGGAATAACGAGCCAGCCTCTAGTGGAAATATGGACACTGGGATGGTAGTCCAGTCAGGAAATGGGTCACGCGCTATAAACATGGGAGGATCCAATACGGGGGGGTACAATTGGATTAACTCTGCTTATGCTAATAACTCCTCTATAGCTGCTAATCTGGTTCTAATGACAGGCGCTCAAGAGCGTATGCGCCTCGACGCCTCAGGACATCTAGGGATTAAAACTACTCCAAGCCCGTGGCGTACTACGGACGGAGTTATAGAGCTTGGACAACGCGCAAGCCTAGCAGGTCTGTCAATCGATACACACCTCTCAACTAATTCCTACTTCTCACAGACACAGGGTTGGAAGAATATAGATACAGCGGTGGCGACTAACTACTATCAAAACAATGGTAGTCATGTGTGGAGAAGCGCTCCATCAGTCGCAGCAGGCGCGTCCACTCCTTGGGTGGAACACATGCGTATCAACAGCTCAGGGGTCTTGCAGGTTGGTGCTACGTCTCAGTACAGCGGAGCTTTAAGAGCAGTGTTCGGTGTACAGAGCGGCGGTACAGTCTGTGAAATGCACAACAGCGGCGGCGGCGCTTGGACTGCTATTAGATTCCATACGACGTCTACTCTGGCTGGATACATCAGTGTCGCCACGAACACTACAGCCTACAACACATCCTCAGACGAACGACTAAAGGAGAACGTTGTAGACGCACCTGCTGGTAACATCGACAGCATCAAGGTTCGCTCGTTCGACTGGAAGGCTGACGGTGAACATCAGGAGTACGGCTTCATAGCTCAAGAGCTTGAGACTGTAGCACCCTACGCTGTATCTAAGGGTGAGACTGATGAGGACATGTGGGCTGTTGATTACAGTAAGCTAGTCCCAATGATGATTAAAGAAATCCAAGACTTAAAAGCCGAAGTAGCGGCACTCAAAGGAGCATAAAGAATGACAACGATTACATGGACAGTTTCATCCCTAGACTACGAAGTATCCAAAGATGGTCTAGACAACGTAGCTACTGTAGCCCACTGGCGCTGCACAGGTGAAGATGCAGACGGTAACGTAGGTTCAGCTTACGGCACTAAGTCTCTTCCAGATCCTTCTGCGGATAACTTCATGCCTTGGGACAAGATTACTGAGGAAACTGTGCTGGGCTGGCTCGTAGCTGAGATGGCTACAAATAAGATGGACGACACGCCCTCTGAGCAGGAGTCTGTAGAAGCCGCTGTAAACGCCCAGATTGCTGAGAAGGCTAACCCTACTTGTGGCAGAGGCGCTCCTTGGGCAGTTGCTCCCGAGACTCGCGACTAACTGGTAATAATTGAGGCAAAGCTATGAGGTACTTTGTATTAATTTCAATGTTTATCCTGGGGGCCTGTAGTGGTGCAGAAAACAAAGCAGCATACAGACAAGCGCAGATTGACATGGTTCGTCAGCAGCAACAAAGCCGAGAAGCCATTGCTACCCAGCGTGAGCAAGCCGAAGCAGCCAAGTGGAAACACGCGGCAGCTATCGTAGCAGCTAATCCTGAATCAGCAGATGCCTTTGCAGTCGCTATGGCGGTTAGTGTTGTAACGCAAAACAATGAAAATGATGCCCCGGTTATCACATTACAGCGAGAATCTAATGAGGCTCTTGAGGTTGTTAAGGCTGTTGCTCCTGCATTGGTCGGTGTTATTGGGCAGGTTGGTGTTGCTGCATTAAATGCTGACGTAGCCAAGACTCAAAGCAGAAACAATGCATCCGTCCAAATAAACGATTCACAGCAAGACGCAAGAATTGTTGAGGCTGTAGCCGGTCTGGGCATAGCTGCAAGCAATCAAGTAAGCACGGCAGTTGGTGGTGACTACTATGCTTCTGGCGGTGACATTGACCAATCAAACAGCAGCGTTAATAGCAGTAACAATCCTGTTGATAACTCCACCACTGATAATTCCACTACTGACAATGCTGTTAGCACTTCGTCAGAAACCTACACCACAAACAATGGCGACAAGCTTACGTTAGAAGAGCTTACGGAGTTAATTGCTGGCGGTATTCAAATTACTGTAATCATTAATGGAGAAGAAACTCCTGTAGAGCAGTGCGAATCTGGAAGCGGTTTGTCATTTGGTGGCGATTCAGAGGTCTGTTGATATGGAGGTTAGTGAGTTTCGCATAGAACGCATGGAAAAAGCTTTAGACAAGGTATGTGAAGCGGTTAGCCAGATTGCTGTGGTTGACGAAAGACTTTTATCGTTACTCAGCAGAATGGAGCGCTTTGAAAAGCGGCTAGATGAGCAAGAAGATAAGGTTATTTCGATGTCAGAGAATCTTGTTCTTAATTCTAAGTTGTTGCAAAACAGTGAAAGGCTTGCCTGGATTATTGTTAGCGCAGCGGCTTCACTTATTGTGTACGTGGTGCGTTAATGTTGGAATTATTGATTGGCCCAGTTACAGCGCTACTTGATAAGTTCATACCGGACTCAGATGAAAGGAATAGACTTGCCCATGAAATATCTACGATGGCTGAAAGACACGCTCAAGAGCTGGCTAAAGCCCAAATTGGAGTCAACAAAGAAGAAGCTAAGAGCTCTTCAATCTTTGTGTCTGGATGGCGTCCAGCGGTTGGGTGGGTTTGTGTCATCGGAATGGCATTTAATTTTATCTGCGTCCCTCTTGGGAATTTTGCCCTTACTGTATCTGGCGTGGATTCTTTTCTTCCGTCTTTAGATTTGAGTCAAATGATGCCAGTGCTTATGGGTATGTTAGGTTTAGGAGCTATGCGTTCTTTTGAGAAAGCCAAGGGCTGTGCGAGGGATAAATAATGGCGTGGGTAGATAACAAAAACTTTATGTTGCGCCAAGAATCGGCGGGTAAAGCGACACCTTCTCAAAAATCGTGGCTTGCTAAATGGAGAGCTGCGGGTTCTCCAGAGACACAGGCGGGAATGTCTGGGTCAAATTCTAGCAGTATGTTTAGCAGCCCTGCTCCTGCACCTCTACCTGTTATTAGACCCGTTCCTAACTCTGCTACTTTTTCATCCTCTCCGTTTTCTAGCGCTCCTGGTGATAGTGAGCAGTATCAAGAGTTTGGTGAGATAGGCAGTCAAGGCGGGGTTAATGTTGGGTCAACAACACCGCAGCAGCAGACATCAGTTCCGGGGGCGGCGCAAACACAAAACTCTGCTACTAGGGCAGAAAACATAGCTAAAAGACAAGAATGTAATGCAACGGGCGGGTTTTTTGCTGGAGGTCAATGCCGCAGAGGGGAAGATGCTGTAGCTTATATTGCTAATTTAAGGGAAAACGCACCCGCTTATGAGCGTGGTCAGGAGTGGCTTGCTAATTATCAGGAAGGTGATGATGATGATTTGTCGGAAGTCTTTAATGAAATTGAGGGCACATACGACAACGTTATAGACGTATTAATTAACCAAGCAGGGATGAGTCAAGAAGAAGCGGATACTCTTTATGATTTAGTCGTACAAGATCCAACAAGCCAAGCTGCGGTAACTTTAGAAGGTATTTTAAACAGAGAAGGCTTTAGCATTATTGGTGGAGCTTTAATAACGCCAGAAGAAAATAATGAGTTGTTTGCTGAAGATACAGATGGTGATGGGTTTGTTGATGCAGTCGTTAAATATGATGCAAATGCAGATGATGGATATGTTCAGGTTCTTGGAACAACAGATGCTCTTGATGCAGAAATAGCCGCAGCACAAGAAGCAAGAGAGAATGTTTATAACCAAGAGGGTTGGGATGATCTAGAGCCCTGGGAGCAAGATAGAGATTTAATTAATGCTGGCGGAAACGCAATCAATGGAACTGATGGAACTCCACCTGAAGAGGTTGTTGAAGAAGAAGCCGAAGAAGAGGTTGAAGAGTCTGTAGTAGACCAGGTTACATCAACTATTGAAGAAAGCATTGATAATGTCACCGAGCAGTTTCCTACTTGGGAAGAGCTGTGGGGAAAAATAAAAGACTCGCTGCCTAGCAATCCTCAAGATTGGGGTGATGCCATAAGAGGTATTTTAACAAGTGCAGGAGTAAATCTTCCTAGCGGAGATATTTGGGACATATTAAATGGGGGTTATGGCGTCATAACAACCGGCGGTGGGTCTGCAATTCTTAACCCTGCTAATCAAGCTGTATTTATTCCCGGAGTGCCTGTTGGCCTTCCCTCATCATCTACAATTATAGGAAGTGTAGAGGACTTAATTACTGATCCGGCAGGAACTTTAATTAACAAGGTTGAGCAGGTCTTTGGTGACATTGTTGCTGACCCCGGCGGATTTGTACAAGATCTTTTGCAAGGATCTCTTGATGTCCCAGAGAGTGTTTGGAATGTTCTTATTGGCGGTGCTGCAGCAGGGCAGGATGTTATTGATTGGATTAAAAATAACGTAGGCGGTAGTGAAGAAGAAGTTGTCGATGACACCGTTATAGGCGGCACCGAAGATGAAGATAAAGATAAAACAAAAGAAGAAGAAACTACTTTAGTTCCAGAATCTGTAAATTTTGGTACACGGCAAGAAGAAGATACAAAAGAAGCTGTAGAAGATCTTGTTGAAGAAGTTGTTGAAAATCCCAGAACAAATCAAGTTATTGATATTTTTAGCGGGATGTTTAACTCGGTCAATAATGGGGAAAATGTTACCCCCGACCCAGTTGTTGCAGATGACGCCCTTACGTTTGGCGGCGGAAGCCAGGTATTTGAGCAACAAGATCCAGCAGAAAGCGACAGGGTAAATCAAGTTATTGATGTTTTTGGGGGGATGTTTAACTCGGTCAATAATGGAACAGATGTTGTTGAAGATGATCCTTTTAGTAATGTAG